ATAACGGTGAGCACGGATTTCCTTACCTATCGTAGATTTATCTTTGCCTAGATTATCAGCAATAGCTTTTTTAGAAGAACCATTAACGATGCCGATCGCGATGACATTGCGATCGTCCTGAGTCAGATGTTTGTTTTTGTTCGTTGCCATATTCATCACCCTTTGTAATGTGTATGATAATAACCAGCGGTTACCTTCATCATAGATATAAAAAAGGATATATGAAAGACTAAATGCAATTGTAAGTGTAAATTCAACTAGATTGTTGTGTAAGAGTCTTTTCTACTTAGCTACTTTGAAAGTGGAATTTAACTTTTCACTTCAGCACTGTTTTTTCGTATATGTTGCTAATTGAAAATTGGAGAAGAAAATGATATAATAATATAGTCCTGCTCCGGAATCCAGAAATGGTGTATGCTAGATGTATAAATGAGGACATATAACGTTAGCAAGTATTCGAGGAGGGATGTCTATGATTAGTAATATCTTAACGGTTTTATCTTTTGTTGTATTATTGTTGAGCTCTGTAATTGATTGTAACTTCCTATCCCGATTACTCGGGGTTTCGAGCAACTAAATAAGAGAATGAAATAACCCTCCCGGCCATTATGGTCAGGAGGGTTTCGTGCGTCTATGGGACTTACACATCAACATCGATATTAACACCGGATTTCAGTTCAACGGTGATGTGGTCATCCCAGATGGTGATCTGCTTGATCCAGCGTCGCACCAGCGATTCGTCAAATTCGGTGAGGTGGGTAGTCTGCTGTGCGATATAATCTTGCAGGTCATTGATTCGTTTTATCTGCTCGTCTCTTGCGGCAGTGTCGATGGTGGTTTGCTGACGCAGTTCTCGAAGCCTGAATATTTCATCGGCAATTTCGTCATAGGCTTCCTTGCTCTGGGCTTTCTGGATGAGCTCCTGTTGCAAGACCATCAGCTTCTCGTCGATGTTCTCAACGGAGGTTGCCTGCGAAGCTCGGATGACTGAAGCAATGTTTAGCTGTAGCTGTGCCTGATAGCTACTTTTGTCTCCAAGCATCTGGTTGATTGCCTTGACGACAGCATCCTGAAGGATCAGCTCGTTGATGGTTCTGGCGTGGCATTCCAGTCCTGTGGATTCCAGCCTGCTGATGCAGCGCCAGACAATAGATTTAACTCCACGATTGTTCCAGTGGAGCCTTCGGAACATTTCGCCGCATTCACCGCAGATGACAATTTGTGAGAAGCAGTGGTTGCAGCTGTAGCTTCGTTTCTTGCCGTTGGCACTGGTTTTGACCACTCGCCTGCGGACCAGTTCTTCTTGAACCTGTAAGTAGATGTCTTTCGGAATAATGGCTTCGTGGTTGCCTTCTACATAGTATTGCGGGACGAGACCGTTGTTCTTGACTCTGGTTTTGTTCAGAAAGTCTGTTGTGTAGGTTTTTTGGAGCAGAGCATCGCCTATATATTTCTCGTTTCGGAGTATCTTGTTGATAGTGCTAGTGTGCCACCTTTTTCCTCCTGCACCGGTAAGGATACCGTCATGCTCCAGTCCGGCGGCAATCTTATCCATGCTGAGCCCTTCTAAATATTCTCGATAAATACGCTTTACGATTTCTGCCTGCTCTGGGTCGATGATGAGGTTGCCTTCCGCATCCTTTGTGTATCCAAGAAAACGATTGTGATTGATTTGTACCTTGCCTTGCTGGTAGCGGTATTGCAAGCCCATCTTTACATTCTGGCTTAAGGATTGTGATTCCTGCTGGGCCAGAGATGCCATGATGGTGATAAGAACTTCGCCCTTAGCATCCATCGTGTTAATGGATTCTTTTTCAAACAGAACAGGAATGTTCATGTCTTTGAGTTGTCTGATGTATTTCAGGCAATCAAGTGTGTTTCTGGCAAATCGGCTGATGGATTTGGTAATAATCATATCAATGTTACCAGCCTTACAGTCATCAATCATGTGATTGAATTCTTCACGTTTTTTGGTGTTCGTACCGGAGATACCGTCATCGGCATAAATACCGGCAAATTCCCAATCAGGATTTTTTTGAATATATTCTGTATAGTGTTCTACCTGAGCTTCGTAGCTGGTAGCCTGCTCATCGCTGTCGGTACTGACACGACAGTACGCTGCGACTCGGAGTTTTGGTTTTTCTTCTTCCTGCTTGCGAGCGTTGTTTCCAACTTGTCGCCTTGCAGGAATCAACATTACATTTCCCATTATTGACTCTCGCTTTCTATGAGACTGTACAGATATTCTGCCTGTTTCATAGGATTGTCATGCAGGGCAGCAACCTCACCCATATGGAAATGTGTAGGTATCTGTAGCTTCCTCATCTGTGTTTGCTTATTATTTCGTCCGAGTTTTGTTGCTCGGCGTTTACGTTCTTCTTGTGCTTTCTGGTAGGTTTCCTTATCAATGATGGCAGGGTAGAAACTGTCGCCAAGATAATGGACAGTTCCCATCAATCGCTTTGCTGTTCCGTGATAGGTTGGTATCCCTGCTTCAGCGGCTGCCTTTGATAATGACATGCCACTTAGATAATTTTTATAAAGCTGTCGGAGTTTTGCGGCAGCAGGTTCGTCTATAATTGCGATGCCATTTTCAATCCGATAGCCAAAGGGTGTGTGGCCCATCTAATCACCAATCCTTTCTGTGAATGTTAGACCACATTTCATTACAAACTTGATTTCATTTCTATCGCTAATCTCAATGTGATCTGCGTAACTTTCAAAAAGCTCCTCGCTGTAGTTGGTAAGCATATCGGCATGAGATACAAAGTGGAGCAATAGATTTGTCTCAGTAACTTTTGCCGAGTCACCAGTCATGCAGATAGTGATTGCTTCGATATCTGAACGATAAGTCTCTGCCTGTAGGAGGAGTGCATTTGTTTCCTGATTATATAAAATTTGATCGATATAGCCCTGCGCCATCAACTTTGTTAAGGTTTCTCGCTGTTCATTGTTCTGGTCGAGAAGTAGCTCCAAATGCTGAATTCGCTGGAGTGCTTCGTCACCAGAGGAATTCTCAAGTGCTTTCAGATATGGAACAAGTACTAAGCGTTGCCCGTAGATAAGCTTATTTAGCATCGTTACAAATGCAGCTTTTATATCATTGTCTCTTACATACTTCATACGGCAGGTGGACTTATCCTTCAAATGGGTGTTGCAGGCCCATGCGACATACTTGTAAGTAGTGCAGGTATGAATCCTTCGCTTAAAGGTGTCACCACATTCTCCGCAGATTATCTTTCCTGAAAAAGCATATCGCTTTTGGTATTTGTCACTACCTTTTTTGACACCTTTCTCAAGGGCATGCTGTGATACCAGCGCATTTGCCGCATCAAAGTCTGCGTGGCTGATAATTGCTTCATGATGATCCGATGCCATGTACTGATCAACTTCACCATAATTTGTGTGGCGATTGAAGTTTTCATCCGTGTATGTTTTTTGAAAGATGACATCACCTGTATATTTTTCATTAGCGAGAATGCCTCGAATAGTGCTTGAAGTCCAGTTGGTATTTTTCTTGGATGGAATCTTTTCTGCATTTAGTTCATCTGCAATAGCATTTGTACTTTTTCCGGAAAGAATATCTGTAAATATTCTTTTCACAACCGCTGCTTGCGCTGGATTAATGATCATATTCTCACCATCCCAATCATAGCCGTAAGGAGTATAGCTGAGCTTAAAGGTTCCGTTCTGGAAGCGGCGCTTAATGGACCACTTGGAATTTTCTGAAATAGAAGCGGATTCACCTTCAGCCATACTACTGAGGATGGCAAGGAAAAGTTCGCTTTCCATTGAACCGGTGTTTATATTTTCTTTTTCAAAGAAAATAGGAATGTTCAAGCTCTGGAGCTTGCGGACCAGAGCTAAGCAGTCGGTTGTATTTCGAGAAAAACGACTGATGGATTTTGTGATAACAAAGTCAATTTTCTTTGCTTCACAGTCAGCTATCAGGCGAAGCAGCTCTGGACGTTTTTCTGCTTTGGTTCCTGTGATACCTTCATCGAAGTAGAGACCTGCAAACTTCCAATCCTTACGAGAATTGATGTATCGCTCATAATGAGTTTTTTGTGCCTCTAGGCTTTCTAACTGAGCATCACTACCTGTCGAAACACGGCAGTAGGCAGCAACTCGGAGCTCCTTCTTTATGGTGCTATTATTCTGTACACCATCAATTTTGGTTATCTTTTTCACGGTAGTTCACCTCCCTTCGTTAGTGTCACATATTAGCTCTGAATCCCTTATATATCAAGGAATTTTGGGCATAATTTCAACCCAAAAGGGGGAGAATGTTTTACGGTTTATCTCAGTTAATTTGTTGAATTCTGACAAGGAAATAAGTCCAAGCTCCAGCATATTTTTAGCGATCTTCTGCGCCTGAAAGAAGTTATAATCCTGTTCGATATCGGTCTGTCGGATAGGCTTTGGAGTAGCAGAAGCCGGAATTGATGTTGAGATGTTTTCTTGCATAGTTGCCTCCAATCTGAGGAAATTCCTCACTAATAAATGGAGGTGAGATTGCGACTTGGCCGAAAAAACAAATAAAAAAGAGGGCCTGTAGGAGAAAACTCCAACAGACCCTGTGAAAAGATGTGTTTTATAACTTCTTTGCGAAATCCAGAGAAATCCATCCGGCGCCAGATTTGAGCTTTCCCCAGAGGGTAGCACCTTTGCCTTTGGACTCTTGAACAATTGTAAAGATTCCCTTGCCAGTGAACTGGCCGGTTTTATCATAGTTGGTACCTGGACCCTTGCGAATATTCAGATTGGCAATGTCTATCTGAACCTTATAGAAAGTATTTGCAGCGGGCGTTTGTGTAGGCTTTGCGGTAGCTGGATAGACAATATTGCCAGAAGCATCAAACACCTTGTAACCGACATTTGCATCCACTTTCTTCTTAGCGTTATCCAGTATCTTGTAGGCACCAATCTGACTTTTGGCATCAGACCAAGACTTGCGAACACGATACATCTGAGTTACGGGCTTTTTACCGTCGGAAGGAGTGGATCCGGAGAGTTCTGTAGTAACCTTTGTGGCCAATTCACCGAGTCTGGAATAGAGCCAGTTACCCGGACAAGACTTGTTCGCAAACCATCTGTGGACCGTCAGCACCATTTCATCAGACTTTGGTGTATAATTTAAGCACTTATCCTTAGAGCCAAGCCATAAAAGCTTCTTTTTACCGTTACGTTTACAAATATCAATACAGAGTTTCACCAGAGAATTATAGACCGCATTGTTCATCGCATACGGCTCAGACATATCACTGGCACATTCGATGGTGACAGCACGCTGATCATTGGCATTGGAAGAAGAACACCAACTACGGTTCTTTTCCTCCACGCAAAGAGAGATGCGACCATCCTTGCCAATGCCATAATTGCAGCTTGCTTGTCTGGACGGACTTGTAAAGCATCCACAGATGCTCTCACAAGAAAGCTGACCGACTACACAATGTGGTGTAATGCGATCAATGCTGTGAGTACGCTGACCGGAATGATTCGGACTGAGTTTGGTATAAGATACCAGTTTACTGTTTGTATATGTCATGTTAGTTTTCCTCCTTTGTGCTTCTGTCGTGAAGCTGTTCTAATACAACTTTAATTTTTTCAGGGACCGGAAGGCCGAGATGTGTGGCATTTTCAAGCAAGCTGACGCCCTCATTGGAAATGTAGAAAAAGATGACTGCAGTACGAAGCACACTGCCAGAACCGATAATATGAATATCGAGGATATTGGCAATGCCAACAAGCAGGAAAAGCAAAACCTTTCTACAGATGCCTTTGAAGCCTACTTCGCTAGACAGAGTATGATTGTTGATGGCGCACATAACACCGGTAATGTAATCAATGACTACAAAAACAATAAGTGCATAGAGAAGTCCATCACAGCCTCCGAGAAAATAGCCTAGCCAGCCGCCGATGCCTGCAAAAATAAGTTGAATTGTGTTCCAGAATTCTTTCATTGATAAATACCTCCATTTCTGAAATTAGATATAAGAAAAGCAGCTACCATCTGATAGTTGCGAATATAAATTAAGCAGTCCTTTTCCACATGTAACATGTGATATAGGGCTGCAGGTTGTTGTGGGCACTGCCGGAACCAGTAGCAGCAGTAGAACCAGAAATTGTATGTGAATGTGAGCCAGCACTTGTGGTTGTTTTGTTGCTCACAGCTGAGTAGCCGGAAGTGGCATCGATTAAGACACGATTGCCACCACTGGTTCCCCATGAGGTTTTCTGGTTCTTCAGGTCGTGGGTGTGTCCACCAGCGCTTGCTGTTGCCAGCGTGCCTTTTGCATGCGTATGAGAAGGCATTTGAGCTGCTGTTAATGTGACAGTAGAAGTGCCACCGGTCTTTTCTACTGTGGCAAAATTGGTATCATTGGCATTGACACCAACCGGTACTCGGCCTGTTCCCCAAGCAACCCAAGTGCCTCCAAAATATGTGGATGGATTCGTGTTCTTGACGCTCATATAAATGCTTCCTACTGGATAGATAGCACCGATTGCCTGTTTGATGTATTCACTCAACAGCTTGCCGTAGACCTTTACGTCCCATTTCTCAGATACTTCAAAGCAGTTATCTGTTTCGGATACCTTACCAATCGCCACGCCTTTACCACCACTCTTGAAGTCCATGACAACAGATGCCGTAGATACGATGTCCGTGATGCTGATAGTCGTGAAAGCATCTGTTAATTCGTATTTGACTTCATAGGATGTTTCGGTGGAAATCTTACCGCTACCAAAGGTAAATGCTGTACCGGAATTGAAGCTAGCAGAAGCGTTGGTCCAGGTGCTTGTCCCGGCTACTCGGTAGTAAGTGGAGCGAGTAACTGTATTCTTGGAACTGCAGGACGCAAAGCTATAGGATACAGTTGCCTTGATGTAGGTGCCATCATCAGATACAGTTCCACTGCTGTTGCATCGCTGCGAGTTGTAAGAGCTAAAGGAAGGCGCACTGTAGGCGACGACAGTAATTGATACAGTGGCTGCAGCAGAGGTTCTTCCTCTGGAATCCGTAACTGTGGCAGTAAAAGTAATCGTGCCAGAGCTATTTAAAAATCCGGTTGTGAGAGTAGAAGAGGTACCGGAGTATCCACCGCCGCTGATGCTGTAGGATTTTATGGTAGAACCATAGCTTCCGGCAGCACCATTGATTGTAAGAGTAGTCTTTGATTTCGATTGCACGTAGATGCCCCATGTGCTTGGTACATCACCGTCGATACGGCTTGCAGTCAAGCTGGAGATGGTAGGCTTGACTGAAGCAGGAACCGTTAGAGTCAGCGTACAAGTTTTCGTACCGATCTTGGTGGAACCATTATATGTGTCACATGTAATTGTGCAGGTGCCACTGGTGGTGCTTGGTATCTGATTAGCTAGTGTGAGAGCAGGTGTCCATGATACAGAGGTAGAGGCGGTCTTTGTGGCGATGGGCCCCTTAGCACTACCAAAGGTATAGGATAGCGTATGAGTGAATGATGAAGATGCCCTCGAAATAGAAATTGTTGTAGCACTTCCCATATTCACTGATGTTGCCGATACCGGAGATGCTCTTGGAATCGTGTTTAGCGTATGTGTTCCGCTTGCTGATACATTAACTGCATAGCTATAGACACCGGCTTCACAACTTAATTTGAAAGATTTTGTACCATCAGCGTTATGGCTGATCTTTAAAGAACCCGATGCTATCACGGTTCCGTTATAGAGCTGAATACGATTGTCGGTTGAGGTAGAGTAGACGGTTGTACCGTTGATGACAGCCTTAAAGCCACCAGACATGACCCAGCCACTTCCTGAGCCGGAGCCTTTCAACGTCCATGCAATGGTAGATGTATTGTTGGCTATATCCTGGCTGGATAGCGACCACGATAAAGTGACAGAACGTCCTTCTTTCGTGCCGGTTGTAATACTTCCGCTGGAAGCCATAATGAATCACTCCTTTACGATGCAGGGCCTCTCCACTTGATAGAGAGGTTGCCGTTATTTCTTGGGATGAAGTCAAACCATCCTCTGTTCTCATTACCAAGGGATAGCTTGTTACGAATCTCTGCATTGGTGATAACTAAGCTGTTGTTAGAGATGTAGGCAATTTTCTGACCATTTTCTTTGAAAGCCAGTTCATTGTTTGAGAGCTCAGCAGTGAAGGCATTCCCTACCTTGCCAAGTTCAATAAGAGCTCCTTTGAAGCGGATATATTCTTCAAGGAGCTCCTGATTAGTTGCGATATTGTCCTTCAGTTCATCTGTGACAGCAGAGAAATCCATGCGGATCTCACTACTATTTTGCGTAATCGTAGATTGAAAATCCTGCTGGATAGTTGCCATTTCTGAGCGTGAGATGTATTCTTCTCGCACGGTTAGACTGATTTCCTCTGACGTTTTGGAGATCTCTGAGTAACACTCGCGTACGCTTTCCTGTAACGCTGTAATATCATCAATTACTGTGTCAGTTGCTTCCTTCGCATCTTTGGCTGTAGTTTCTGCGGCATCCGCCTTTGCTATCGCACTTTGTATTTCTGCGGTTTTTCCAATCAAGTCGTCGGTGAGTTCAGTGATATTTTCATTCTGTTTGGCTGATATGGAAGTCAGCTTGATGCCGCTGGCTCCAATGGTTATGGTGTTTCCAGACGGATTTAAGTAATCTACGGTCTTACTCATACAGGCATAGCGTCCATCAATGCCATGAGGCGAAGACAGACAATCTACAAACTGTCTGGAATGAATGCTTCCAATATCGGCACCGGTGTCTGATTCATCCACGATGGTCAGTTCCATGCTGGTGATACCGGCAATAAGCTCTGCAAGACAGGACTTTGCTTTGCGGAGCAGATTTCCCGGAAGCGTGACGTCATCCCAGACCTCTGTGGTCCAGATCCAACCGATTTCTTTTACAGCAACCTCGTCATAGACATAATTCTGTCCATCGTTTACGGAGGTGATGTCAACACGTTCATTGGATTCAACTTCATTTCCTTCTTCATCGGTTGTCTTTTTCTTTGCTCCAAGTGGGATAAGAGCTGTAATGCGCTCAGTATGGTCGCGAGATATTTTGACATCCAGCAGATTCTTTCCGTATTCTACAGATTGAATGGAGTGTTCATTAAATTCAGCAAGATAATCTAAAACTTTCCCGGTATCTGTATAACGGACCATTAAATAACCACCATGTGTATTGATCAGTTTGCTTTTGATGGCTTCCAGCGTGCAGGAATACTCTGAATTGCTATAACTGATATAGTCATTGTTATCTGTGACTGTAATATTTCCCAGTTTGAAACGCTTCTTTTCTTCGACTGCCTTATTGTGGACAGATAGAAAATATTCCAACAGACCTTTGAGTGTTCCTTTATAGGAGAAAGGCGGCTGCTGGCTATCCTTGAGATATGCCAGAGCTGATTCACAGGTCCAAGTGTGGGTATTATAAAAATCACTGCCATCGCTTAAGGCACGTCCTTCAAAGACCGTTGCATCGCCTTTTTTGCAAACGATGGTAGAAGCCATCGGGCGGATAGAATTCAAATACGGATGATTAAAGGGAGCAGACAGTGTCAGACTGTCGATGTTTTCGGCATCTTCAGACAGCTTTGCTTCTGTGATAGCAAGCTGAGACAACTGTGGATGATAGAAAAGCTGACCGTCTACAAAAATACGAAAGATACTCATAGGCGACCCTCCCTAAATCGAAAGATCGTTGTGCCGGTTCCTTGAATTGTGACTGTATTTCTGCCAGCTTGCAGTTCAAATTCTGGAAGAGTCCAAGCACCGGCGCTAAGTGATTTTCTGACAGAATCACTGCCGATTGTCCAACTGAGAGATGTTTCGGCGGTGGTCGTGATGGCAGGAACCACAGGCATAAAATCATTTTCGATAATGAGCGTACCGGAACCAGTTAGATTAACGATGGTCTCTTTATTGTGATAACGATACGAATCTGCATCTTCACAGGAAATCGCAAGCTGGCCTTTACCTGAAAGTGGATCATATTCAGATGAAATCTCTAAAGTACCGATAGCATAAAGCTCTGGTTCTTCGCTGGTCGATACCTGTACTAATTGGCCCACATATCGGTTTGCTATCTCAGAGACCATCTGGTCATATTTTTCTCTAGTTCCCAGCATAGAAAACGTTAAAGAAAAGCTCCGAGGCTGATAGGATATACGCCCCAGAGCTTCTGTAAAACGAATGGGAGAGTTCCTTCCCGGCACCACAATCGTGTTGCTTTGCGACTGTGGTACAGGGAAAGAGATGGTTTCTCGGAGCCAGCCCATAGAAGCGACTGATGTTCCGTTTAATTTAATATCAGGTGTCATAGACTGAGCCTCCTTTGTAATTTTTGTGCTTTGCCGAGCTCACCGTCGATTGCCGGGAGCAGATGGCCAACAAGTGTACCGTCCTCAAGGTAGATGCCTTTACTGGAATTATCCGCAATGACCGCCAGATATTTTTCCATTGCACTGGTATTGAGATGACTGGAAATCATCGCTTCCAGCTGTTTATAGAAACCTGCAAGAGGAAGAATAGCCTCTGCACCAGCTTCACCACCAGCCATCAAAGAAGAACCGTTCATTCCAAAGATGGTAGGACTGGTCATGATACCACCTTCCTTGTACCAATCAATAGAAAGATGTGGTACAGAAGGCGGAGCGATGGACAGTTTACCAGTCACCTTGAAATGCGGCAGTTTTATATGCGGAAGAGAAATTTTCATACCAGAGAAAAATCCCTTGATGGCATCAACTACACTTTTGACCTTGTTCTTTGCGGCTTCGATAGGAGTCGTGATGGCGGTTTTTATTCCATTCCACACGGAAGTGGCGGTCGATTTGATTCCGTTAAAGATACTGGCAACTGCGCTCTTTACAGAATTAAATACAGAAGTGACCGTCGATTTAATGGCGTTGACCGGAGTCGTGACTGCTGTTTTGATTGCGTTCCAAACAGTGGTCGCTGTGCTCTTTATCGCATTGAATACCGTCGTTACTACAGATTTGATTGTATTGACGACGGTGGTAACTACGGTTTTTATCGCATTCCATACGGTCGTGAATACTGTTTTGATGGTATTCATCACGGTGCTGATAACCGATGCTACCGCTTGGATGACAGTGGACACCTTCGATTTAATTGCATCCCAGACTGAGATAATAATTTCTTTACAGTTCTCCCAGATAAAGCGAAATGGAAGTGTGATAATATCAAATGCAGCACTTAAAATGGAACCTATCGCCATGATGCCGACGGTTACGACATTTTTCAGTGTCTCCCAGATGGTGGTGAAGAACGTAGCAATACCATTCCAGATTCCTTCAAAGAAGGTCTTGATATTTGTCCAGACCTCATTCCAGCTAGTGCCAAACCAGCCAAGGACTACATTTGCGACACCTTTGATAACATTGATGATGTTTGAAAAGAAGCTACTGATTCCATTCCAGATGGAAGAAAATATTTCTTTTATACCATTCCATGCCTGTGACCAGTTTCCGGTAAAGATGCCGATGAAAACATCCAGAATGCCGGTGATTACTCCGGTTACTGTGGAGAGAATATTTGCAATGTTGTTAAAAACTCCTTCAAATATTGGAGCAAGGATCTGACAAAAACCGTTCCATATTGCCTTTAGAACATCCACAATATCGGTGAATTGAAATCCCAGAGCATTCAGCCTATCGACAATGCCTTGACAGAAACCGGAGATAGTATCCTTGATACGAGTCCAAGTCTCGATAATCGAATCACGGAAGCCTTCGTTGGTTTTCCAAAGATGAACAAAGGCAGCCACTAAAACAGCGATAACTGCAACAACCGCCAGCACGGGAGCAGAGATGCCGCCAAGAGCAGCACCAAGTTTACCCAGAACCCCAGTTCCACCTTGAATGGCAAGCTTCAGCTTGCTGACACCATTGGCCAGCTTTACAAAGCCCTGCATAGCCACACCAATTTTTGATATGGCCGTTCCTATGATGATAAGCAGTGGACTGATAGAGGCAACCAAAAGAGCTATTGTTACAATAGTTCGTTTGGTGTCTTCATCCATTCCGTTAAGTTTATCTACAAAGCCTTGTAATTTTGACACGATGGAGCGGATGGCAGGCATCAGGATATCACCAAAGGAAATGGCAAGCTCCTGAAGCTGTGACTTTAAGATGGTGATTTGACCGGCAAGATTATCCTGCATGGTCATAGCCATTTTTTCAGCTGATCCATCACAGTTATCAATTGCAGAGGAAAGCTTATCGATATCGCCTTCGCCAGCATTCATCAGAGCGAGAAAGCCAGACATGGCATTCTTACCAACAAGTGATTCTGCGGCTTGGGCTTTCTCGGATTCTGTTAAGTTACCGAAAGCAGAACGACAGTCTGCCAAAATATCGGAAAGATCACGCATGGAGCCATCCGCATTGGTGGTAGCAATAGTGACATCTCCGATAGCCTTACCACTGATTTTTACATCACCGGCAAGGTTGTTCATAATAGTTCGAAGGGCGGTACCAGCCTGAGATGACTTGATACCGGCATTGGCCATAAGACCAATCGCTTCCGCAGTATCTTCAGCGGAAAAACCAAGCGCACCGGCAATAGGAGCACAGTATTTGAAGGTTTCACCCATCATAGATACATTCGTATTGGCATTGGAAGATGCTGCTGCAAGGATATCTGCGAAATGACCGGAGTCTTTAGCAGAAAGTCCGAAAGCGGTAAGGGCATCGGTCACGATATCAGAGGTGGTTGCTAGGTCCTCACCAGAGGCAGCAGCCAAGTTCATAATGCCTTCAATACCAGATAACATATCCTCTGTTTTCCAGCCAGCCATTGCCATGTAGTTCATAGCTTCTGCGGCTTCAGTTGCAGAAAATTTAGTCTTAGCGCCCATCTCACGAGCTTTATTTCTGAGGGCATCGAAGTCCTTACCGGTAGCACCAGAAACAGCAGCCACCTGACTCATTGCAGAGTCAAAGTCAGCTGCTGTTTTTACTGCGGCGACACCAACACCACCTATTACAGCGGTTACGCCCATCATCTTTTTACCGGCGCCAGCGATGGAATTGCCAACGGCTTCCATCTTTTGACCAGCCACATCTATTTTAGAAAGTGCAGTGTTTGTAGTGGCAGCTTCCTGTTGCAGGCGTCGTAATTCTTCCTCAGTCTCTACGATTTCACGCTGGAGAGCGTCGTATTTGTCCTGACCGAGTTCGCCATTTTCCAGCTGTTGTTTGGCCTGCTCCTGTGCTACCTTAAGTGAATCCAGCTTTTCCTTTGTGGCTGCGATGGCATCTTTTAAGAGTCTTTGCTTTTGAGAGAGTAGTTCCGTATTGGAAGGGTCCAGCTTCAGAAGGCGGTTGACGTCCTTCAAGGCAGACTGTGTAGAGCGGATTGAAGTATTGACCGACTTTAAGGATTTATCTAGGCCGGTCGTATCACCGCCAATTTCAACGGTGATACCTTTGATTCGGTTTGCCAAGTGTACGTCACCTCCTTAGAATTTGTCGAAGTCCTCCTGCGTTGCGATTTGCTGGTATTTCACATCGTCATTCGCCTTTTCCGTCCAGATGTCCATAACCATTCCAATGGTCAGAAGATCAAGATCTCGAATAGAGATGCCGATTTCTATGCAACGCAGGAGAAACAACGGTGTGGTCATTTCCCGGCTACTGCGATGAAGTTTTTTTTAGATTCAATTTCTGTTTGGAGGTTCATGCCCCAAAGTTCGAGAATTTCAGGAAGTACCTCATAGATGGAGAACATCTCGAATTCATCCAGCCATTCCTCAATGGTTGCCGGAATACTGTGGTCTGCATGGTAGGCCATGATATAGGCCACATTTTCAAAAATCTCCAAGTCCTCGATCTCAAAGGATGAACCATCATCAGAGTTACCCTTATAGGATAATTCAAGGCGTGAGAGGTCTTTGAAGATATCACGCTTGAATTTTGCACGGTAGAGTCTGGGAATAGTAGCGGAGGAACGGAATTTGACCTGCTTACCACCGATTGCAATTGTTTTTTCTAACATGCCTTACGTCCTCCTTATCCTTCTGTCTTAGGTACCGGCACATAAACCTGCTGGTACCAGTTCTTGTAGGTTTCTGCGTCGGTCTCATCACCGGTACGGCTCTTTACAAGACCATCTTCTCTAGGGTCAGCAGTGAGCGTGAGCTTTTCTTTACCTGGCTCGATGGTGTCTTCTTTGGTTTCAGACTCGATGGACGGACGAGAGGAAGTGCAGTTGTATAGCACATGACGAATGCTTCTGACATCACCATCAAACTCGAAGAGCAAAGCGAACTTTTCAAGCTCAGTGATGCTTGCGTTTTCAATGAGCACACCATTTGTGTCCAGTTCTTCCTTTAGGATTTCTGTACGGAACCATTCCGGAATAAGTGCAATTTCCAAATCACCGCTGTAACCGTTGTTTGCAGTGGAACGGAAATATACAATACCGTCGGCATAGAACGGAGAACTGTCACCCTCGGCATCCAAGCTGATGCTGACTGCGCCGGGGATAGCTTTCGGTTTGGCGTAGGTAAAGGCTCCATCCTCGCCACGGGTCAGCTTGGCGGCATGAACATTTTTCAAGTTATATTTGACTTTATTACCCATGTTGATTAGACCTCCATTTCAAATGTGTAGAGGACTTCATAGAGCTTCTCGCTCTCAATCCAGACCTCTGTTTTGTTATAAAAAATGCCGTGCTCGTCAAGCACAGCTTCTAGAGTTGCTTCCAATGCCGAGTCCTTGCTATCACAGTAGAGTTCAATATGGACCTCATTGATTTTGTAATAGACGCGGCCATCTGCAGAGAAGTTGTCGCTTCCCGGAAGCAGGTAGCAGATAAATGGTGGATTTGGTGATTCTCCCTCAGCCAAGTGGTCATAGGCAAAGGGAAGGGCCATCTCCGATAGAATTTTCAGTAATCTATCCATTTTTCAGACACCTCTCAATCTCAGATTCTAGTTCTTTGATACCAACTTCTTCTGCAGGAGCGATATGAGAACGACCGGCCACACGACCACCGCCACGTTTGGCATGACCAAATTCAAGAAGGTGAGCTAGCTGATAGCGATTTCTGGAATACACAGTGACCTCTAGCGATTGAGAAGTTTCCTTGGTGTTCTTCACAGACCAGCTCTTGCTGTAGGCACCGGTATCTTTTGGAGCAGTACTTTGAATTTGCTTTTTAACTGTATTGCCAGCTTTTTTGACAGCGGCTTTCATATCTACTGTTGCGAGGTCCGCATATTCGGTTAATTCCTTCATTACGGCATCGGCAAGACCGTCAATTTTTACTTTCTGGGCCATGTCATCGCCTCACTTTCTGGCAGGAGAGCTTGATACATTTTCGCTTAAAATTCATATGGTCTACAGCCAAAATGTCATATAGTTCATTTCCAAACTGTATCCGATATCCTGTAGAAGTGAGAATAGCCACTTTCTTGCAGTAACGGATCGTGAAATCAATCTTGGAATCGTCTATCACAAGACCGGCATCGGTGGATTCCTTCCCAGCTTCTGCACTAACGGTGGCATAGCAGGTGTAGTAATCTTTCCAAGCGTTCTTTCGATTTCCGATTGCATCAGAGATGACTTCATTCTTCTGAATATAGATGCGGACATTGAGTAGCTCAATATTCATCAGAAGGCCTCCTTTCTGGATCCGAAGAGAAGAGAGCGTAAAGTCAGTGTGAGAGCATGATGGTCTGCTTCTTCACGGTGTTCGTAAAGATAGGCGACAGCGTAATAGATGGCAGGCTTTGCATTTTCACTTTCTTCAAAGGCATCCTGATCCTGTCTTGTGATATCCATGCAGAGGCGTGTAGCCGATGTGATGAGTGTTTCAATGAGGAAATCGTCATCGTCAAAGTCCACTCGTAGATACTGTTTCATTTCTTCTAAAGTGATAATCATCGTTATCGCCTCCAATCTTGAAAATATGGGCAGCGCCATCGAAAGAGGACGACGCTGCCTTTCCTGCTTAGCCCTTAGAAGAACCATTGAGTTTCAAAATCTGTACTGCTTCCGGAAGAATCAGCTTGCCATCGACACGTTCCTTTGCCACATAGCCAATCATACCGTTGCCTGCAAAGAGCTCAGTGAGCTGCTTGAAGGAGCGAGTACCGCGATCACCAATGTTGTAATAGCTGTAATCACCGAAAGCGATAGCATTCTCCGGTGCATATGCAGAGGTGTGAACGGCATAGCCAAGGACCTTATCTGGTTCACCGGACTGATAGGATGGCTGCCAGATGTAGGCACCATTGTTGTCCTTCAGTTTGCGAAGCTGAGCCAGTGTTTTATCATTCATGATGAAACTTGCATTCTTACGATACGGACGCTTAAGAGCATATACCAGATCAAGCATATCATCAGATTTGATCGCAGCAGAAAGTGTACCGGCTACCGTACCACCACCAATTGCAGCAAAAAGTCCTGTCGGTTTACCGGAACCGTCTCCATTGAGGAATGCATCCTCTTCGGCATTTGCCAAAGCCTTACCAAACTGATCGATGATGTAATTTTCAAGACCTAAGGCATTATCATAGAGAAGTTCCTCAGTTACCTTGATAGCTACATGGAGCTTGTGTGCATCCAAAAGGATCTGACTGAAGGTCGCATCAGAAAACTGAAGAGCACCGCCTTCTTCAATCCATGCAGCTGCAGGTTTCGTAGCAGCGATGTTGATCTTATGCTCACCGGAAGTTGTGATGGTGTGTCCAAGACTTCTCATGATATTTTCTTCGGTAAGAACATCAATCAGACGACTGTCATATTCCTCCGGAACAAGGTAGCCACCGTCTGCATCAACACCTTCCTGTAAAATATTAGATACCTGACGGAAGTTGGTGCGGAGTGCCTGAAGCATACCATTTTTGTATTCATCAGAAGCACGACCGGTTTTTATAGGCTTATCTGTGGTAGAATTGCCCGGCTTAGTAGTGAGTGGTTTATTTACTGGCTTATTAAGCTCGGCATCCAATGCTTCCTGTCTTTCCAGACGAGCGATTTCCTTGCCAAGGTCAGCGATTTCCTGTTCCATCCTGGAGTAGGTCGCATCGTCCTCGGCAGTAAGAGTACCTTTCTCGGTACGGTGAGAATCAAGAAATGCCTTTGCAGCATTCCATGCTGTGTTGCGCTTTTCACGCAGTTCTAAAATAGTCATAATCGAATACCTCCATTAAATGTGTTGTTTGATTAGGTCAAGACGCTCCATGAGTGTATCTACGGAGCGTTCCGGTGTTTCAGGTTTCTTGATGCGGCATTTGGCAGCCAGCTTATCCATAAGAGAGTTAGTCACAGCTGCACGGGAGAAGAGTATCGGACCAGTAGCATTATTTTCTACCGGTGTATCAGCTGGTCTTGTCAGAATTTCATCGGCAAAACCCATATCAATGGCCGTATGTGCATCCATCCAAGTCTCTGCATCCATGAGATGGGATAGCTTGGTACGACTCATACCGGTCTTGATTTCGTAGGCATTGATGATGGATTCTTTGACTTCATCAAGCATGGCGATTGCTTTCTGCATCTCAGAGGTATCTCCCATAGCTGCAGTCATCGGATTATGAATCATGAGCATGGATACCGGAGATACCAGCACCTTCGTGCCTGCCATAGCGACGACGGATGCAGCAGAGGCTGCGATGCCATCAATCTTTACGGTGACATTGCCGGGATATTCCATCATCATGTTGTAAATCTGGGCTGCGGCCACACAGTCGCCTCCTGGAGAGTTAATCCAAATGGTGATGTCTCCGTTTCCGGCAAACAGCTCATCTCGAAAGAGTTTAGGTGTAATATCGTCGTCAAACCAGCTTTCCTCTGCGATGGTGCCGTTTAGAAATAGTATCCTCTCTAGTGTCTGCTCCTGCGTCTCCTGATTGGTCACCGTCTGATTCTTCCACTTCCAGAACTTCTTCATCGTTCTCGTTCTCCTTTCCGGCAGCTGTAGTTGCTGCGAATATTCCTGCATCCTCTAGCTTGGTCATGTTTCCATTGATGAGATATAAGTCACCACCAAGTTCCGGCGGGATGAGGTCCAGGTTTTCAAGTTTACGGATATCATTTGCAGACATCCAGCCATTCTGTCTTGCAGTGGCATAACCGTTCATTCGGCTTTGGTAATCACCACGTAAGAGGCCGTCAACGTTGAACTTTACAAAATAAGTAGCCTTCTCTGTCTCAGATAGAAGGGCTCGGTTGATGGACTGCTCCCAACGGACAATCCAGGGCTCCAAGGTGTACTTCACAAATTCGAGAGATTGCTGTTCAATATTAGAAAAGCTCGACTTCTCAAGATCACCGACCATGTGAGGCGGTACTCTAAAGATTCGAGCTATTTCATCAATCTGAAATTTTCTTGTTTCCAGAAACTGTGCTTCATTTGGGGAAATGGAAATAGGCGTGTATTTCATGCCTTCTTCCAAAACAGCTACCTTGTGAGAATTGTTCCCAGAGAAGCCTTTGGTCCAGCTTTCTCTGACAGCTTCCGGATTTTTTACGGTACCGGGATACTCTAGGATTCCTCCCGGTGTGGCTCCGTTTGCAAAGAACTTAGCACCATATTCCTCCGTAGCAATGGCAAGACCGATAGCGTTCTTCGCCATAGCGATGGGCGAGTAACCGACCAGACCATCAAAGCCGAGGCCCGGAACATGGAGTACATCTGACGGTTTCAGGATGACTGTTCCATTTTTCAGGGTAGGTGCATCTGAATCCTGCATTTGATATTGATAGTAGAGGTGACCTTTATCGTCACGATCCACACTCATTCGATTGGCCATCAGCGGATAGAGAGCGATGACTTCACCTTTGCCATTTCGTATAATTTGTGCATAAGCATTTCCATAAAGGAGAAGATGCGTCATCAAGGTCTCTCGGAAGACAAAGGATGTCATTTCCGGATTTGGCTCATCGTGAATCAGTCGATACAGAGGATGCTTGATTGCCTTTTCTTTACTACCGGAGTCAGTATACTTATAAATATGGACTGGCAGTCCTGCAATGGACTCCGAAAGAATCCTGACGCAGGCATAGACTGCAGTCATCTGCATGGCGCTTCGTTCATTGACGGCTTTGCCAGAGTTGCTTCCACCGAAGAGAAAACGATAGGCGCTGCCATTGGTACTGTTGGTGGGCTTGTCTCTGGAATGAAATAGCCCCGATAAAAATCCCATAAATATTCCTTTCTGCCTTAAGAGGCGTATAAAATTCAAAGTTACGTCACAAAATAATTTGTGCAAATGCTTGCAATTGCAAGCAAAAGCGAATATAATAAAGAAAAAGGAGGCGATACTATGGCCAATACATCCGCTGTTTATGCAAGAATAGATACGAATCTCAAGGATAATGCCGAGAGCATTCTTTCTCAGCTTGGCATTTCTCCATCCAGTGCAATTCAGATGCTTTATAGCCAGATCGTACTGAAAAAGGGTATGCCGTTTGAATTGAAACTTCCTTCTTCTAAGCCATTAGCTGTTGGTGCAATGACCAGAGAAGAACTTGATGCAGAACTTCAGAAGGGCGTTGATTCCATCAAAGCAGGAAATGTATATTCTGCAGATGAAGTCGATGCGGTACTTGCAAAGGAGTTTGGCATATGACGGATAGCTACAATGTCGGCTATTCTGTAGATGCACTTGGTGATTTACGTGAAATCTATTCGTATATTGCGAATGAACTTCTTGTTCCGGAGACAGCCGCAGCTCAGCTGGGGCGCATACGAAAGGAAGTTCGTTCATTGGATTTCATGCCAGCTCGTTATACGTTAGTTGAATGGGAGCCTTGGCATTCGATGCAAATGCATCAGCTTCCGGTAGACAACTTTAATGTGTATTATCTTGTCGATGATAAAGAGAGGACAGTTACAGTAGCACGAATATTCTACGGTGGTCAAGATATCGAAGGAATTATAAATTCAAATAAATAAACAGAAGTGGAGCTTTTTGCGTGAAAACAAGAGCTCCATTTTTATATGAATAAAATTCCTCTGTCATCATAGACAGAAGCGCCTGTATTATTTCCACAGCGGATCGCACGGTCAAGTCCCATGATAGTGGCGACGGCTCCGTCGATTTTTTCTGTGGATTTTTCTTTGTCAGCTTTTATATTGCCTGCCGGGTCAGTGCGGATATAGATATTATCCATCATCCAACGGAGTACCGGATGACCACCGTGGGCCAGCTTTTGTTCCAGCGTTAGCTTCATAAGTTCCTTTGTTGGTGGGGACATATCCTTAAATCCCTGGCCGAAAGGAACAACAGTAAAGCCCATGCCTTCGAGGTTTTGTACCATCTGGACGGCTCCCCAGCGGTCAAAGGCAATCTCTCTAATATTGAATCGTTCTCCAAGACGCTCGATGAATTTTTCAATGTAACCGTAGTGGACGACATTTCCTTCAGTTGTCTCCAGAAAGCCTTGTCGTTCCCAGACATCATAAGGGACATGGTCTCGCCTTACTCGAAGCTCCAGCGTATCTTCCGGTATCCAAAAGTACGGAAGGATGCAGAATTTATCATCCTCATCCAGCGGAGGAAATATCAGCACGAAGGCAGTAATATCCGTTGTGGAAGAAAGGTCCAGACCACCGTAGCAAACACGGCCTTCCAGCGCTTCTTCATCAACCTTGAAGGAGCAAGCATCCCATTTCTCCATTGGCATCCAGCGGACAGCCTGCTTGACCCATTGATTGAGCCTGAGCTGTCTAAAGGAGTTCTCCTCACCGGGATTCTGCTTGGCAGATTCACAGGCAGCTTCGACTTTATCGATACCGACTGTAATACCGAGAGAAGGGTTTGCTTTCTTCCAGACCTCTGGGTCCGTCCAGTCATCGGTTTCATCGGCACCGTAGATGACCGGATAGAAGGTTGGATCTATTTTTCTTTCCTCCAAGATATCCTTGGCTTTCTGATGTGTTTCATAACAGATGCTGTTGGTATCTGTTCCGGCGGTAGTAATAAGAAAGTAAAGTGGCTGCATTCTGGCGTCGCCGGAGCCTTTGGTCATAACATCAAAGAGCTTTCGATTGGGCTGCGTATGTAGCTCATCGAATACAACGCCATGAATATTGAAACCATGCTTTGAGTAAGCCTCAGCGGACAATACCTGATAGAAGCTGTTGGTCGGTTGGTAGACGATACGCTTCTGGGAAGCGAGAATTTTTACTCGTCTATTCAGTGCAGGGCACATACGCACCATATCGGCAGCAACATCAAATACGATGGTTGCCTGCTGGCGGTCAGCTGCACAGCCATAAACCTCAGCTCGTTCTTCGCCATCACCGCAGGTAAGGAGTAGGGCGACGGCAGCCGCAAGCTCAGATTTGCCCATTTTTTTAGGGATTTCCACATAGGCAGTATTAAACTGTCGATAGCCATTCGGTTTCAAAGTGCCAAAGATATCTCGTATAATCTGTTCTTGCCAGTCGATGAGCTCAAATGGCTTACCGGCCCATGTGCCTTTGGTGTGGCAGAGACATTCAATAAAATTGACTGCGTAATCCGCCATCTGTTTGCTATAGGTGGAGTCCGCAGCCATAAAGCGTGTCGGTGTGTAGTTTTCAAGCTTACGCATATGTATGCGCCTCCTTTCGCAGAAATAAAAATAGCCGCCTGGTGGCGACGTCTATAACGAGGAACAGCCCCATTTGGGACCGTCCTGCCTGATATTCTTTTCAGGCGAGTTAATTCAATTCGTTAAGCAGGATGCAAAGCGCTAGGTTGGCCTCTTCACAGTTTGGTTCGATGTCCCAGCCTCTGTCGTAGTTGGCGATCCATTCACCATCCATCTTCAGGCTAAGCTTTGAAATCTTACCGCCGTTGATGCCATAATCTTCACTAGGCTCTTCAAAATATTTGACCCAGTATTTTACACTCTTGTATCTGCCGTCTTTCTTCGGGATTCCGATGGTTCCTTCTTTCCACATGGATTAGGCCTCCTTTACCATCATCTTGATTGCAGGGATAAGGGCGTGCTCGCCGGTCTTCCAATCGGTGTAGCGTGCCTTTACTGTGGTAAGGCCTGCCATGCTGATTCCGTGCTTCTCGAAGGCTGCGAGGGTTTCGATGAGACTTGAGAAGGTGGAGCTGATTGTGAATTCTGTGATACCGTTTGCTTTCAAGGTCTGAGCGATTTCTTCAATGTCGTAATCCCAAATGACCTCGTTAAAGTCGATGAGCTCGTTTCCGGTTTCCTTGCTGGTTCTGTAAGCCCAGAATAAGGTTCCGTTGATTTCGAGGTCCTTAAGGCTTCTTGCGTTCTGCTTGATGGCTTCTTCAAATGTTCTGATTTCTTTCATGGTAGGTTCCTCCTAAAAATGTGTTTTTCCTTTTGGTAGTACTATATATCACTCTAAAAGCACATAATAGCAAGTCAATTCGGGGCATATAGTACACAATTATTCATGGAGAAAGCTGTGCATTTTAGTCGTTGGTTGAAACCTTTCGGCAGCGGTCCACACCGTAGATTATGTTAAGTCCGGAGCCGTTGTCCCAATTTACCATGATGCTTCCGGTATCATCGACACCGATGACGGTGCCACGTGTGCCCACTGGAGGCGCCTGTGCGTCGTCCATTTGGATTAGCTCAACACGTGTACCAGCAGGATAAAGGCGGCGCTGGCGGGCCACCTGTTCCTTACTTGGAAATTGCATGGCCTTCACCTCCTTTGAATGCGCTGTTACCCGGAAGATATCTCATCAGGATTTTACGGTCTGTTTTGTACTCATTCCCGATGAAGCCGAGGCGAAGAAGGAAACAACGGAAAGCGTAGCGTTCGTTGTCTGCTGGCTTTTCTGTGGCGCTGATTCGTTTTTGATCCTTGCTCATTTTGCAAAGGGCAGCAATCAGTGTGCTGTAGGCGTGGATTTCATCCGGTGCAGGAAGTTCTGAAAACCAAGGAAAGGAAATGCTGTTTCCATTCAGTTCAAAGCGTAGGTCATCAATGTGCAGTGCACGCTTGATGAGAAATCCTTTGGCATCCAGAAGCTTTGTGAGGTTTCCAATATTGACATTCTCAAGTGGAATGGCAATGGTAAGTCCAGTTTCTTCTGTAGAAGTTGCTTCAGCTTCTGGTTTCTGATCCGGATGAAAGTATGTTTCTTTCGGACAGTAGCCGCTTGCATTCAAGAGAGCAAGCAGTTTGTCGTATTCAGCTGGGCTCATAGTGTCCGGGCCTTCAATGTTTCCTTCTCGTGTTAGGAGAAGGTCCCCAATCTGATAGGCGTAGGAAGGAGCTCTCAGGTATTGAGGTTTTGTGTTCGTGTACTTGCCAAGCAGGGCTGCCAGCGGCTTTCTTTCGGTTGCGTTTAAAATGATCTTCATGTAGGTGTCCTCCTTTGTTTTGGTAGTACATATATCACTCTAAAAGCACATAATAGCAAGCAATATCGGAGAAAAACATCGACAAATATGTGCCTTCTGGATTGTGTACATTACCGACTTACGAAAGAGTGGCATCCTCAGCTTCCAGAGCAATTTCTTCGTAGGAATAGGTTAAGCCATCACGGATGACGGAAATTTTCTCAGAGGAGCCGACTTGTTCGATGTATCGTTTGACGATAACATCGCAGAACTTTTCATCCAGTTCAATGGTGTAGCAGATACGACCTGTTTGTTCACATGCGATGAGTGTGCTACCGGAACCACCAAACGGATCGAGGACCAGAGAGTTGGTCATGCTGGAATTCATAATCGGATAGGCCAGAAGCGGAATAGGTTTCATTGTAGGATGATCACCGTTCTTTTTAGGCTTATCAAATTCCCAGATGGTCGTTTCTTTTCGTCCGGTATACCATTGATGTTTACCAGATTTCTTCCAACCGAATAGGCAAGGCTCATGCATCCACTGGTATGGGCTGCGTCCAAGAACAAGGGACTGCTTTTTCCAGATACAGCAGCCAGAGAGATAAAAACCCGCATCGGCAAAGGCTCTACGGAAATTGAGTCCTTCGGTGTCTGCGTGGAAAACATATATAGAAGCATCATCTGCCATCGATTCGTACATGCGAGTGTAGGCATCGAGCAAGAATTGATAGAAAGCATCGTTTTCCATATTGTCGTTCATAATCTTACCGGCGTTACCTTCATAATTGACATTGTACGGAGGATCGGTCACGACTAGATTTGCCTGCTTTCCGTTCATCAGAAGTTCATAGGTTTCAGGCTTTGTGGAGTCACCACAGATAAGGCGATGATCACCAAGGAACCACAGGTCACCGGCCTTGGAAAAGGTCGGCTTTGCAAGCTCAGCATCCACATCGAAGTCATCATCCTGAACACCTTTTTTTGTATCTTCTCGAAACAGGTCATCCAGTTCTTCGGGATCAAATCCGGTGAGAGAAACATCGAAGTCTGCTCCTTGAAGGTCAGCAATAAGAAGGGCCAACTTATTGTTATCCCATTCACCACTGATTTTGTTGAGAGCAACATTCAGTGCTTTCTCTTTATCCTCATCCATTTCAACAATGACGCATTCCACTTCCGTGATGCCCATGTCGATGAGGACCTTTAGTCTCTGGTGGCCGCCAACGACACGAGAGGTGGTGGCATTCCAGATGACAGGTTCGACATAGCCGAACTGCTCAATGGAGCGTTTCAATTTTTCATATTCTTTATCGCCGGGCTTTAAATCTTTTCGAGGATTGTAATCAGCAGGAAGAAGCTCTGCGACATTTTTCTTTTCAATTAGCATGATGCCGCCCTCCTGTGCAATAACTTTTTTAATCCCTTAAAAGCGGTATTTATGTCACCAGCTTTAGCCTGTCCTTTGAGCGTGCTAAACTGCTGGAAGGTTAAATGCCTGCGATATTTCTTTAGCAAGCTCATAAATTCCGATAAATCCATATCAATTTCCTTTCCGTGCCAGTAGAAGACGTTCCATCACATCATCCTGTGGTGTGGCTCCGTTGTATTCAGTGGCACAATTTTCTTTTACGATTTGGTAGATTTCCATCCAGAGACGATTGGTTTGGCTCATGAAATTCTGGCTCATGGCCACATAGGGTGACTGGATAGCATTGCCTGTGGTCGGATGCTTTGCAAGAAAGCCAAATTCAGTGATCGCTTCCTCACATTGAATCCAACGAGCAACACTCATGGCATAGCGCTCTAAAAGCTCCGGAGAGACAAGAGAAGCGCAGCCACGTTCATGTAGCCAGTTCCATGTTTTCTTATAGACTTCTGCAGCAACGAGCTTTTTTCCGTTCTTTTGCTTGGCAGATAACATCTTGGATGGTTTGGGCATCGGCTGACCTTCTAAATCGACGGTGCTGTCTGTAAAGTCGATGACAGTCAACTCACGTTTGCTCGGATTTCCCTCAGCGATTCTCTCAGCTAAGGGCTTTTTCTTGGCTCCAGCGCCGATACGAGCGCCGCCACGGTTTGTACCGTCCTTAGCCATTTTTTACACCTCCAGTTCAGGGGTCTATATACCCCGTTTGAAATTGCGACTTTGTGCGTGAGACCCCACGCCCGTTCCCCGGTGACTTCACCGTAGAGAAGTAGACCGCCCCTACCGGTTGTGCCAGCGGTCGCCGTGTTCCGCATGAATCTTGGAATGGCAGGATTTGCAAAGAGCCATCAAGTTCTCTCTATCATGCGTGCCGCCTTGGGAGAGGGGCTTTACATGGTGTATCTGCTCGGTTGGTGTGTAGACACCATTCTCAAGGCACCTTTCACAAAGCGGGTGGGCAGCAGCATAGCTGTCACGGATACGTTTCCATGCGCGTCCGTAGCGACGCTTGGTATTCGGATCTCGGTCGTACTTCTCGTATCGTTTGGCTTCCTTCTTTTCATGCTCTGGACAGAAGCGTCCGTCTGTCAGATTAGGGCATCCGGGATAGGAGCAGGGACGCTTTGGTTTTCTTGGCATCGGATTCCTCCTTACGTTTGGGCATAAGAAAAGCCCTGTAGGATTGATTCTCACAAGGCTCTCTGCGATTATCACTTTCGCTAGTATAATAATATCAGAAGAGCTTAGTGTCTTTCTATGTCATTTCATGTCCACCTTCATAGAAAGCTAGAACTTTTACTTCGTCCAGTGCCTTTCCATGAAGTTTGTGGATGTAACGCAGCTCATATCCCATATCAACAGCAATCTGCTCCCATGTGATAAAGCAAAGGTAGCGTTCCTCCAACAGGGTCTGGTATTCGGTATTACCGACTTGCTTGATAACCTCCACGATTTCCTTCTTCAGAGCCACCAGCTCCACGACGTCTTTGCTGATTTCATCCTCCAGCTCGATGATGTCAAGAATAGCAGATTCCATTCGAGAGCCTTCACGGTTAGGGCTCTTTGGCATATCGGAGTAGGACGGTGTGCAACGGGTAGCTAATTCATTTAAGGAATCTATCTGTAACAGTTTGCTTTTGATTCTATTATCCAAGTAGCGTGCTTGAGATAAGTATTCTTTTGCAGTCATTGATTGGTACCTCCGAAAAATTGATTTCCCTCGGATTGGCACGGATTGTCGTAGTTTTCCTGTGATTATCATAGGTTTGCTTTTACCGCATCGATAAGGGCATTTTGGGTCAACTCCTTTTTGGAGAGAGCTTTTAAGATACGCTCATCAATAGTTCCTTTTGTGATGATGTGTTCTATCACCACGGTTCCGGAAGTCTGCCCCTGTCTCCAGAGACGGGCGTTGGTCTGCTGATATAATTCCAGTGACCATGTCAGCCCGAACCAGATGAGGGTGGAACCACCAGCCTGCAGGTTGAGTCCATGACCGGCAGATGCAGGATGAATGACTGCGACTGGTATCTTTCCGGCATTCCAGTCGGTGATATCCTTGCTGGATTTTATTTCTCTCACATCAAAGCGTTTCTGAATACGGGAGAGGTCGTGCTTGAACCAGTAAGCCACAAGAACTGGTTTGCCGTTTGCGGATTCTATGATATCCTCCAGAGCATCCAGCTTTCTGTCGTGGAACTCGATGGTGTCACCGGTATCGGAATAAATGGCACCGTTGGCAAGCTGGGATAGCTTTCCGGTGAGAGAAGCAGCATTGGCAGCAGTAATTTCTCCATCAGGGAGCTCCAACACCAGCTCCTGCTTTAATTCCTCGTATCGGGTCACTTCATCATCGGATAAATGGACCTCGTATTCGGAGCAGATAAGTTCTGGCATTTTCAGGTGGTCTGTCGATTTCATGGAGATGGTGATATCAGAAATCTGGCTATAGATGCGTTCCTCTGCATAGGGCTGTGGCTTGTAGGAATAGATGATCTGTCCATTCCTCTTGTCCGGCACGAAGTAGTTGTTTCGGTATTCGGTAATGAAGCGTCCGAGGCGTTTTCCTAAATCCAGAAGTCGGAACTCAGCCCATAAATCCATAAGACCGTTGGAAGAGGGAGTTCCGGTGAGGCCGATGATACGCTTGACGCTTGGTCTTACCTTCAGGAGGGACTTAAACCTCTTTGAATTGTGATTTTTGAAGGAAGAAAGCTCGTCGATGACCACCATATCATAGTCAAATGGAAAGCCACTGGACTCGATGAGCCACTGTAGGTTTTCTCTATTGATGATGGTGATATCAGTATCAGCCATCAAAGCTGCTTTTCGCTCTTTCGGTGTTCCCACACAGACAGCGAAGGTCAGATGTTTCAGGTGCTGCCATTTTTGGATTTCCGCAGGCCATGTGTCCCTGGCAACTCGAAGTGGGGCGACCACCAGAATGCGATGGGCTTCAAAGCTATCGAATAGAAGGTCTGCGATGGCAGTCAGGGAAATGACCGTTTTTCCAAGACCCATATCGAGCAGGACTGCTGCCACAGGATGTGTCTCAATATAATCAATGGCATATGCCTGATAATCATGAGGTGCGAAGTTCATCAATCATTCCTCCAATCTGTTCGATGCTATCAATTACATAGACACGAAAGCCCAAAGAGCGAAGGAGCCTGTGCCTTGCCTTTTGCAATGGGCGTGGGGATTCTCCCGGTGCTTTTAATTCTGCAAAGGCAAACTTCCCATCAGGTAATAAGATAAGGCGGTCGGGCATTCCTGCGAAAGAAGGAGACACGAACTTCGGTGCGATACCACCAGCCTTTTTTACTGCGGTTGTCAATTTCTTTTCTATCGTTTTTTCTAACATACTTGTCCTCCATCAGGCCGTTAATTTGAAGATGTGCAAGGTGTATCAATGGTATTTTCCATACTTTTTCTTATTGATATTTTTATAGGCCTAAGAAAAGTTTTATATAACACACTGATACACCTTGTCATTTGTGGCCTTAATTCATAAAATCCTCGTCTGCACCAGTGTCCTCACGTAAGCGCAGACCCTTAAAATAACGCTTTCTGCTCACGGTGATTCGCTCAAAGCCAGCCTTCTCCAGAGCAAAGTAGAAGTCAGCTGTACTGCGCACATACTCGTTGCAGTCCAGAGAATAATTGCGGTACGCCTGATAAAGAGAAGAGGAGCTTTCTTTATAGGACGGGTCGACCTCACATTTATCTGTAAGGAAGTGACCGAACCAGTCGTTCTGACTGCGGTATTCATCGATAGCTTCCTGCACGCAATCCGGCACGGGAATCTGGTAATCAGACTCGATGACCTTTTTGGCACCTTCGATGACCCACGCCAAAATGCTACCGCCAGCGTTGTCGTAAAGGTACTCGCTATAATTCTTGATGTCGCTGCTGCCGGTAATCTTGGCGTTGAACGGGATGACGATAAGTCGTCTCCAGATGCCGTCATCGGATGCAGAAACACGAGGTAGATGGTTGGTGTAAAGCACCAGTGTGTGGCAGGGCTTAAAAGAGAACGGATCCTTGTATTTCTTCTCTGCAAAGACATCATCGGTGGAGCAGAGCTGCTTAACGGTGGAATCGTTCAGACGAGCACCTTCCTGCATTTCGGCTGCGATGAGGAGTCTTTTTCCTTTGACCTCAGCCATCTCTGGTTTGATGTTCCTGCGGCATCCGACGGTGAGCGTATCTGCAGAAATGTTACCGGAGTAAAGACCAAGCACTCTGGAGATAGCATTCCAGAAGGTGGATTTGCCGTTGCGGCCATCACCATAGGCGATGATAAGTGCTTCTACGTAAACCTTGCCGATGGCAGCCAGACCACAAATCATCTGAACATAATCGATGAGTTCCTGATTACCCTGAAAGATGAGGTCAAGGCAGCCCAGCCAAATCTGCTGTCCCTTGTAATTTGGAGATACCGATGTAATTTTGGTAATGAAATCTTCCGGCAGGTGTTCTCTGGCACTGGCCATTCCTTTACGCAAGTCATAGGTTGCTTCTGGCGTACACAGAGCAAAGCAATCAGCATCAAGGTCACGAGGTGAGATCTCCAGCATTGGACGGGACTCTTTCAGTGTAGAAGTGATATTCTTGGAATCTCTGCGTTTTACGGCGAACTGCTGATATGTCTTTGCGGCCATAAATTCCTGATAGGCTTCCATCTGATCCTCATTCATCAGTTGTTCTGCTTTGTTTTTAGACATGGAGTCGAGAAGGGACTGCGCACCAGAGTTTTTCAGCTTATCGAGTGCTTCGAGCATATCATTACCAGCTTCCTTCAGCTGCCTTCTGGTAAGTTCGTGGGCCACTGCCTGCGCACCCGGTTCAGATTCCTGCCAGTAATGGTCAGAGTATCGGATGAAGTGGGTGGCTGGAGAGTAGCGGAGCTCACCAGAGAAGTATTTTGCTAACACCTCAGCCTGTCCAACATCGGAGAAGTCTCCCGGTTTGTAACAGGAAGGGTCGTTATATACTTCCGGTGCAATGTAGCCGTCCTGCTGGGAGAGTCTTGCATAAAAACGCTGGGCACTGTGCCAGATAGTAGCGAGCTCAGATGCTTCCAGTGGAGGTGTGCACTTTGTCGATTCCTCCATAAATGTCTGATATGCTTTGTCGCTATCTCCGTATTTCTTGATAACACGACCGGCAAAACGGGACATAGTGGCATTGCGGCTTCCTTCAGGGATAGAAGAACCATCGTATTGACCGTCCGGTAAATCCTCATCGAATAGGTCCTCATCCAAGAACTCAGTCAGATTCATGCGTCCCGGATAAAGGGCAACATCTGCTGTAGTCGTTCCAAAGAAGAAACGTGCTGCATCCAGTGCCTGTGTATCAAAATAAGGGAAGATGGAATTGACTAGCCTCTTCATATCGCTGTAAAGAGAGGAATCCGATACATATTCGATTGGAAACAGAACATGGAATTTTGGCCTTGCAGCCTTGCCGTTTTTCTCACGGTTATTGTAGCGGCTATAGTGGATCGCAAAGCTGACGCCAGGGAAGGCCTGCATGATATCATCAGGAGTGACCCAGTCATCTGGATTTTCAGAGTGGTCGTTATCGCAATCCACAGGAAGGCAGTCGCTGCCAATGAAATTATCGCCATTGCGGTAGCTGTTCTTATATTCGGCACAGACATAATCATGGCAGATAGCAGCTTTCAGGCTGTCCTCATCTAAGATGACATGTTTGTGCGGATAGGAGCAGTTGCCAGGATTACCGGTAACGTCTGCAGAATAAATGGTAAACATTAGTCATACACCTCCTTGGATTCATCTTCCAGAACCTTGGTGATAAATTTTAAAGCACGGATCATGGTTTCCAGTTCGCAATCACCACCGAGGCAGACCTCAAAACCGTTACTGCCACAGCGAGTGGTATAGCTATGGATTTCCATGTCTGTGCAGGCTGTATCTTGAATACGAAAATAGGTGCGTCCACCGTGACCGGTATCACCGCCACAATAGCCCGTGGTTCCAGCCTCAACTTTTAAGATATTGCAGCTGATGACGTCTCTACTGTATGTTGTGATTTCGGTTCCGTCTTTTAATATCCTTGAATTTTCTTTTACTTCGTACATGTGTTAAACCTCCTCAAGATTTTCAGTGAAATAGCGCAGGCGGTAATTTTTCCACTTGGCTCGTTTGATTTCTGCTTCCATGCCAGGAGATATATGACTTCCAAAAACCCAAATTTCAGAACATTTGCTCATGATGGCATTTCCAAAGAAAAGGCCAAGTTCACGTTCTTTCGGGTCATTATCGTTCAAAAACTGTGGAAACAGCAGGTGTGGCGCGATGGGGATGTATCCTTGCTCCACTGCAAAGCGGCTGTAGGCTCTGGTAGCAACTACGTTCTTTTCGATGTCTCCGGCAAAGGGAGAGCAGATATACACGATTGGTCTGAAAGCTCTTAGCGCACGGGTCTCGTTTTCGATTGAAGAAAGAGCACCGAAAGCAGTAGGGTCAGGATAGCCTTCATTGTTGTATTTGCTTATTGACATGTCAGGTTCCTCCTTTCCGGATGGACATGGAAAAAGGACGCCCATCTCTAATATCCATTGGAGATGACCGTCCCATTTTGAAGAAAAACAAAAATGAAATTTTCTATCTCCACTATTAAATGGAGATGAGTTTGCCGTTTGGCCGAAAAAATCTAATCTTTTTTATAAAAAGGTGTCGTATAGCCATCGGCTCTTAAAAGCAGTCCCTTGGCCCAAGGAGGTGTGCGGCCCATTTGCTCACAAACTGCATCCAACGACATACTGGGATCCGCTTCGATGACAACTTCATCGTGAATATGCATGACGATAGAACAGCAGCGGAGTGTCTGCATAGCATAGCAGAGAATATCACGGGCAGTTGCCTGTACGATGTTCTCAACAAATTTCGGACCGTAGGAATCGAGTCGTTCCCACTTCTTGGTGCCACCGATGCATTCATAAGTGATACATTGGCCACCAAACTTATTGCTTCCAACCTTCGGTTTTACATATGCCAACTTTCTTCCTGATGGGAGAGTAATAAAGAGCATGCCACTCCTGCAGGAGAAGGTCAGTCCATATTCGGAAGTTGTGTGTTTGAACTTTACGGCTTCCATGACAGCATGATCAACGTCCCACCAGAATTTCACGATGTTCGGATTAGACTGTCTCCATGCATCTACCAGCGGATGGAGTTCTTCTTCGGTGAGCCCCATATCCAGAGCACCCATTGCTTTCAAGGCTCCGACTGAACCTCCATAGCCAAGGGCAAGTTCTGCAATCTTACCTTTTTGACGGAGGTGGCCATTGATACCGTGTTTTTCAACAGGAACCTTGAACATTTGCGATGCAGAGGCGCAGTAGATATCCCCGCCTTTGGCGAAGACATCTTGACGCCACTTTTCACCGGCAAACCATGCGATGACACGGGCTTCGATAGCAGAAAAGTCAGCCACCAGAAACTGAGTTCCTTCTCTTGGAATGAAGGCGGTACGGATAAGCTGAGAAAGAGTATCCGGAACATCTTCGTAGAGAAGTTCCACAGCTTCAAAGTTGCCAGAGCGCACCAAAGAGCGAGCCTCTGCAAGGTCCGATAGATGGTTTTGCGGTAGGTTCTGCAGCTGAATATTACGACCGGAGAATCTACCGGTTCGATTGGCACCATAAAACTGGAACATGCCACGGGCGCGACCATCTGCGCACACGGTCTTTTCCATTGCCTGATATTTACGGACGGACGACTTGGCCAGCTGCTGCCTTAAGGTGAGGACTTGAGAGAGATTCGGAGGAGCAGATTTTAAGAGTTCTGCAACAGTTTTCTTGCCAAGGGTGTCTGTCTGCAATCCATTATCTGAAAGCCATGCTTTCATCTGTTGGACGGAATTTGGATTTTCCAGCTGTGTGATTTCCTTCATCGTATCGACCAGTTGCGTTCTTGAACGAGTATCCATTTCGATGGCAGTAGCAACAAGATCCATGTCTAAGCGTACACCACGGTCATTGATTTCTTGATCTTGATGGTATTCATCCCAGACCTGAGCTGGCACCGGGAACTTTGAGAGTCTCTGCTGAATGCCCATTTCAGTCTCCACATCACGGATGCTGTATTTCTTGAACATGGCCCATTTATCCGGAGCATGGAAGTGGAGATTCCTTCTACGCTGCCCATTGGTCTTCGTGGGAACACAGGGCTGGCAGAAGTACTTGATGAGGTCTTTTCCTTCTGAGAGCTTTTGTTTTTCCAAACCGAGAACAGCACCGACACCTTCCAAGGAGAGTGGGAGTCCCATCGTAGCTGCCCAAATCATAGAGCAACGCCAGCTATCTGGTTCCAGATATTCTCCGGTCGGATATCCTAAGAAACGAGAAAGACAGATGCGTTCAAAGGCTGCATTGAATGCCCACTTGATGACAGATTCATCCTCCAGGGCGAGAAGGATTTCTTTTGGAATCTGTTTTCCACAGGCAAGGTCAATCACCTGAACGGGCTGGTTGTCTGCGCTATAGGCAAAGAGCAAGATTTCAAAATTGGGAGACTCCACATAGCGATAGACGCCTGTTTTCTGAAGAGGCACATCACTGTAGGTCTCAATATCAATACTGAGTGTTTTCATGAGATTGTCCTTTCTACAAAACAGGCAGCAGAGAAATCCCTGCCGCCTGCCGTGTTACTGTTTATCTTTATTGGATTTGTATTTATTGATGTCACGGCGGATGTGGTATACCGCATAGCGGATAAGATAGAGAATAATTTTCCCTACGTTATAAATGATGAAGCCATAGACCGCTACAAAAAAGGTGTATGCGATGACGTTAGCAATAAATAGATTTAAGATTTCTGCAAATTCATTCATAGATTGTCTCCTTTTGTCGAAAGATGTGCTGACGGTAGCAGAACCACCGCCAGCAGGTTGATAGATTACTTAAAGTCCTTCATGCGCTTTTCGTGGTATTCGAGATCACGCTTGTCCTTTTCCTGTTCGCGCTTTTCGCGTCTATAGTCATTGATGATACTCTGAATCATAGAGACTGCAGTAGCAAGGCCAACACATGCGAAGCAGCCGATACAGATATTTACAAGAATTGTGCTAATCATGATTGTTTCCATAGTTTGTCACCTCCATTAGTTAAGAAAATCATCGTCGTCATCAGTTGCAAAGTCAGATTCAGCAGAAGCCTTACCACCAAGAGGCTCGCCATCACGGATCTTCTGCAGATTATTAAGACCGCAGGCGATGCCCTTATTACCAGAGCTGTTGAAAGCGTAGAAGCTGATGCTGGCACGACCGTAGACTCCAGAGTAAACCTCAGAGCGAGTGAGGATAGGATTGCGGTCTGCATCTACGATGCCCGGAGCAGAGGTTGCATTGGCATTCACAAAGTAGCTGCCAGCGTAAGCAGGGTCGTCCGGCCTTTCAAGATCTCCGTCACGAAGAGGAGTCTTAAGTACGGAAAGAGCTGGTACAGACTTGCCGTTGCCCTTGAGCTTTGCTTCCCCTTCACGGTATGCAGCTTCGATAGCAGCTTCAATCTTTGCGACAGTCTTTGTGTCGGACTTCGGGATAATCAGGCTGACACTATACTTCGGAGTGCCACCGTTGATGGACTTCGGTTCCCAGACGTTGGCGTAGCTCCAGCGTGTGTTAGGACCAGTGATAACCTTCATGGGATTTGTCATTTTTGCATTTTTACTCATTGTCATATTCCTCCATAAAATCATTTTTTGCTGTGTTCATTGCCGGGCGTTTATCGCTCTCCGGCACAAGAGTAGGTTTGCCTTGTGGCTTTTCGATATAGGCTGCAAGGAGCTCTTCGAAGTGAGACTTACCGAGCAGCTTTTGCATGGCCGTGATACCAAGCAGCTTCTTTTCGTAAGGGTCAAAACCAGCAGCTTCGACAGCCTTCGACACAGCGTCTTCGCTGGTATATCTGCGGTTGGAGCGGCCCTCGACCAGCTTCCAGCCAGTCCATTCTTTACCGCTGATTGCCTGTTGGAGTGCATACTCCTTGATGTCATTGGCCCAAGCGACCAGTTCGTCGACACGGGAGAGGATGACTTCAATTTCCGAATCCTCCAACAGTGGTGGCAACTTGAAATCGTGCTGTGCGAGTAGAAGATTGGCTTCCGCTCTGGCTCGGCATTCATGTTTTGCTTTACAGAATCCGCACCATTCACCACACAGGAAGTTCCCATCGCCGGCAAAGGCAAGGTCTGCGGTAGGCTTCAGAACTTTATCGGCCCACTGATAGAGATCATCTTTGCTGACCTCATAGGTGGAAACATTCTGGCGTCTGGGCTGGTAGATGGTCATGCTGACCGTATCGATGTCATAGATGTCATCGAAGATTTCCAGTGCGCCAAGGGCGTAACACTTCATCTGTGGATTGTCTTCAGCGGATACGAGAATTCCAAGACCGTGCTTGTAGTCAATTACGTGCATGGTACCGTCGCTGATGAGAATGGCATCAGAAGTTCCGAAGCCTTGTTCTACCCAACGGGAGAAGTCCACTCGCTGTTCAATCAGAACAACAGGGTCGGAGCAAGTCTGCTTGGCCTCTTCCAAAAGCTCCATGATGAAGCAGACATACCCGGTGGCACAGTCATCCATTTCAGCGTTATACCAGTCGAGATTCTTGGTAGGATCTGTAGCTTCCATGCCGAGTGCTTTACGGAGCTTGTACTCACAAAGAGAGTGGGCATCGGAGCCTTCTGCAGCATAGTTGCTGCCTTTATCCTCGTAGGTTTCGCAGAGCCTTGCTGACGGTGGGCAGTGAAGCCAGCGGTCAGACGAGGATGCAGAGAGGATTGCATGTCCTTTAGGTGGCATATTAGAGCACCTCCGCTTCCCTGAGCAGGGCTTCATAATGTTTCGGGTCTACGAGTGACAACTTGCTTGCACCGTACTTTTTAAGAAGTTCTCGAATTTCAGCTGTATGTCCAGTACGAGATTTATCAGCCAGAACAGCTCGAACCTCCTCAAGAGTCAGTGTAGGTTTCGCAGGAGCGGCAGGGACTTCTGCTTTTTCAGCGGCTACGGATTCTTCTCCAAACTGCTGTGCGAGCCAGTTTGCTGCATCATTAATAGCAGTGGCAGCATTTCTCAGCTCTTCGATGGTCATAGCCATATCGTTCATTTTTGACATTTACTGTTTCTCCTTCCTCGGATTGTCTGTGTGCGGCGATGATTCTGAGATTCTTCGCCATTCTTGCGGATACCTGGCTGATTGCAGTGAGAGTAGCAATCACTTCTGCGTCAGTGCCGCTTCTGTTGTGAAAAGTTCGATTCACGATGTTCACCTCGCTTTCTGTAGGTCGCTTTGTTTCGCCTTACACTACTCAATGGAGGTGAGATTGCCGTTTGGCCGAAAAAATATAAGAAACTTTTTTGAAAAGAAAAATCGTCCCCTGAAGAATCAGAGGACGACCATTCATATTAGATGTAGTCCTTAAGCTCGGAACGGAGCTTCTTGAACAGCTTGTCCCTACGATATACAAAGGTATTGCGAGAGAGTCCCATTTCCTTGCCGCAGTCACGTTCAGATTTTCCCTGCATAATAAGCTGACAAATAAGACGACCTTCCGGGTCCAGCTCATTCAGCTTTGCATAGAGAGCGTGAAGAAGTTCTGCATCCTCTAATACTTCAGCGATAGCTGCAGACTCATCTGGCATATCATCAAGCCAGCTCTTTTCGTTTCCGTCAGAGTCACTTACAGTATTGTCGAGAGAAAGCTGATCGCCAGCTTTGGCATAAGGACAGATTAAGCAATCCATGTCGCATAAGTAGCGCTTGCTTGCAGGGCAGACACAGCGGCCATGTTCCTGCTGACGCTTGCGATAGGTGTTGATGTCACGATAGTAGTTCGTATAGAACTCCTTGTTGACATCTACCCAGCTTTTGGATTCCTTGATGTAGATACGATACTGTTTGCTCTGATTGTCTTTGTTTGCCATTCGATTTTCTCCTTTCGGCATTTGAACCGAAGCGGAGATAACCGATATGGCTGCCAGTGTTTTTCATAAGATGGTCACCTCATGCGGATAACTCCGCTTCTTTCCGGTGACCAGCCGTTCGTAAGCTGGCACTCTATTAATAATGTTCTCTTGGTCATCAACTACGAACACACCACGTGGCCACGAAGATGGTGAGTTGATGAAGAAGAAAGTAGTTTTACGCCTTGCTCAGGGCGGTTTGTTTTAGTTGTCGTTTGCGATAAGCTCCAAATCAGCGAAGACTTCGCTGTAATAGCAGGGGCTTAGGTCATAGGTTCCACGAGCACCGTAGCGCTGGAACACAGATTTGGCTACTACAGAACCATACTCGGCTGCCACAGCATCAGCGGCATTCTCAATGTTGGTGAGCCACATTCTTTTTTCTGATTTTGTCATTAAAATCACCTGCCTTAATCTTGATGATTTAAGTTTAACAATTGAAAAAGACACCTGAAATCGGGGCAGAACACTGAAAAAAGACACTTTGGACACTTTTGAAGACACTTACATCAAATGTCGGTTAAAGTTGATTTATAATGATTTACAATTTATTAAGACACGATGGATTGATTTTTACTGATTTAAGTAATATAATAAGAATGAATAGTTATAGTTACTTGAAAAAGGAGGCACCAGATTGAATCTTTCAAGGCTTTGTAAAGGTGTAAAACCATATTGTAAAAAAATTAAAAGTCAAACGGTTTTTGTGAAAGAATTGTTCAAGGCTGCTGGAAATGGGTATATTTCTGATAGTTATGCGAAGCAGTTGTATTCTGGTGGAAAACCCTTTACGAATGAACTAAAAGCAGGGTTTGGTAGCACAGATAGGACGCAGGAATTAATTGCTTTTTTTGAAGGAAATATTACAGATGCAGCAGGAGTACTCGTTGACTTTGGTATTCCTGAAAAAACAGATTGCGATAAAAAAGCGCTATGCGTTGCTTTGACCCGTCAAATGCAGAAATTGATTAACGAAACAGATGATGTTGACGATATTCTTGCAATGACATATGAAGCCGAGAAGACAAACACTAGTGAAGAAATAACAGGTGTATTGCCTCAACCTTTATACAATGGGGATAGTGTTAATGCGTTTTACAATCGGACTCACGTGATTCAAAGCTATGATAAAGTCCTTCATCAGTGGGAAATCATGAATACAGGCAAGCTGGTCTGGGTTGGAAGAAAACTCGTTTATATGAGAGGTGAAAAAGACCGCCCGGAAGCTAATCCAGCTGTCATTGAATTACCGGATGTAAGGCCAAATCAGAGCATAAAAATAACCACGACCATTGATGGCCGTGGCTTTGACGGAATTACATATTGTAAATGGGAAATGCAGGATGCTGATGGACAGAACTGCTTTCCAGAAAGAGAAACAGTTTTTAGTGTAACTATAGATGCTAAGTATAAAAGAGACTAAAACGGAGGTTCAAAGTGAAAGAACAGATTATTGAAAAATGGTCGACACTTAAAGAAGTGCAGGAGTATCTTGGTGTTGGAAGAGATACAATTTTACAATGGATTGCAAAAAGAAATATGCCTGCCTATAAGGTAGGACGCCTCTGGAAATTTAAATTGTCCGAAGTAGATGATTGGATTCGCTCCGGAGGTGCTGCTGATGATAATTCTGGTACAGAAGATTAATGGACACCCAGTAATTTAGAATTGATAGGTTATAAAGCAAATAGATGAAAGGTTAAAGGTAGATTTATATGGATAATCAAATTCAAAACTCAATAGTGAGTTTTATTTGGGGAATTGCAGATGATTGTTTGAGGGATGTATATGTACGTGGTAAATATCGCGATGTCATTCTTCCGATGACAGTTATTCGCCGTTTGGATGCAATGTTAGAAGATACAAAAACAGACGTTCTTAAAATGAAAGATACTATGGATAAGGCTGGTATTACAAACCAGTGGCCGGCCCTGTGCAATGCTGCAGATCAGGCGTTTTGTAATGCTTCTCCGTTCTTGCTGAAAGATCTGACAAGTCGTGCAAAGAAACAGACACTTAAAGCTGATTTTGAAGCATATCTTGATGGTTTTTCTCCTAATGTTCAGGAAATCTTGGATAAATTTAAGTTCCGTAATCAGATTGACACGATGATTGATGCAGACATTCTTGGTGCTGTTATTGAAAAGTTTGTTTCTCCAACCATCAACCTGAGCCCAAAACCGGTTTATACAGATGATACAATGACGACCATCAAGCTGCCTGCATTGGATAATCATGGCATGGGTACTGTTTTTGAAGAACTAGTACGTAAGTTTAATGAAGCTAATAATGAAGAGGCTGGTGAACACTGGACACCGAGAGATGTCGTTGATTTAATGGCAGATCTTATTTTCATTCCTATAGCGGATGAAATTAAGGATGCGACATATTCTTGCTATGATGGGGCATGCGGTACTGGTGGAATGTTAACAGTTGCCCAAGATAGATTAATGACACTAGCGAAGAGAAGAAATAAGGAAGTATCAATTCACTTGTTTGGACAAGAAGTTCAGCCTGAAACATATGCTATTTGTAAAGCTGATATGCTTTTGAAAGGTGATGGAGATCAAGCGGATCATATTGCTTATGGTTCAACTTTATCTGCTGATGGTAATGCATCTAGACAATTTGATTTTATGTTAGCCAATCCGCCTTACGGTAAAAGCTGGAAAACGGATGCAGAAAAAATGGGTGGAAAAAAAGATATTTTAGATAGCAGATTTAACGCATATTTGGATGATGGAACACAGTTAACCATGGTTCCTAGAACTAGTGATGGACAGTTGCTATTTCTGTTAAATAATGTTGCAAAAATGAAAAAAGATACTCCTTTAGGAAGCCGCATTGCTGAAGTACATAACGGATCTTCCTTGTTCACAGGAGAAGCAGGAAGTGGCGAGAGTAATGCAAGAAGGTACTTAATCGAAAACGATTTAGTAGAGGCAATTATATCCCTGCCAGATAATATGTTTTATAACACGGGAATTGGTACATTCATTTGGATTCTTTCAAATAAAAAAGAGGATAGACGAAAAGGAAAGATACAGCTGATAGATGCATCATCATTTAAAACATCACTGGGACGAAATATGGGGAAAAAGAATTGTGAGTTATCCCCTGAACAGAGACGCGCAATTATAGACTTGTTCTTAAAGATGGAAGAGAACGAATATAGCCATATTTATAATAACAGTGATTTCGGATATTGGTATATCACTGTTGAAAGGCCTGTAAGATTACGTGTGTATCCTAACCGTTCAATAAAAGATGCTGGATTGACTGCTTCAGAGAAAGCTGCTTTTGAAAGTGCTATAAAATCATTAAGCGCAGATACACCTTTAGATGATTGGAAATTGTTTGCTAAACGAACAGGTTTAAAAGCAACTTTATTAAAGAAAATTCGTCCATATATTACTGAAAAAGATCCAAAGGCAAAAGCAGTGAAAAATGAGAGTGATGCGGATCTTCGAGATACAGAGATTATTCCGTTTAATTACGAAGGCGGTATTGACAATTTTATGCAAACGGAGGTTTTTCCATTTGCGCCAGATGCTTGGGTTAATACAACAAAGACGAAGATAGGATATGAAATAATCTTCAATAAGTATTTCAAAAAGAAGATTAACATTAAGAGTAAGGATGAAATTTCATTTGAGTTGAAAGAGTCGTTAAGACAAACAAACAGCATGCTAGAGGAAATTATAGGAGGCGAAAAATAAATATGGCAACCTATAATCAATACAGCTCATTTAATGAACAATGGTGTGACGTTATTCCTTCTCACTGGGATAGTTTGCGACTGAAACGTATATTACAAGAGCGAAAGGAACGTAATAATCCAATAAAAACTGATTTTTTACTTTCATTAACAGCAAAGCAGGGTGTAGTTCCTCATTCCGAGAAAGAAGGCGTAGGAGGTAATAAGCCGAAAGATGATTTAACAAAATACAATATTGCGCATTCAGGTGACTTACTAGTTAATTGTATGAATGTTGTTTCCGGTGCCGCTGGAGTATCAAGCTGGTCTGGAGCAATCAGTCCAGTATACTACGCATTATATCCTCGCACAGAAGATGTTAATATTTGGTACTACCACTATATTTTTCGACTAAAGACTTTTCAAAGAAGCCTCCTCGGCTTAGGAAAAGGAATATTGATGCATGAAAGTGATGAAGGCGTTCTCACATCTGTCAGAATGCGAATTTCTATGGATTATTTGGGTAATGTAATTTTGCCGATTCCACCTAAATTAGAGCAAGATCAAATTGTTCGATATTTGGACTGGAAGATAGGAAAACTTAATAAAGTTATTTCTAGCAAACGCAAAGAAATACGTTTGCTTAAGGAGCAAAGAAAAGCGATCATTGACGACGGTATTTTGTATGGCTTTGGAGATACTGAAACAAAGGATAGCGGTATATACTGGCTTGGAAACATCCCTAAAGATTGGGAGGTGCTCCCGTTAAAAAGAATAGCAAAAGTTAATGCTTCAATAGCGGACGCTGTAAAAAAGATGAATGACAAAGAACTTGTTACATTCTTGCCGATGGAAAACGTTTCAGCTACGGGTGAAATTGATAATTCGATCAAAAAGGAATTACAACAGGTTAAAACGGGGTACTCTTCATTTGCTAAAGGAGATGTTGTCGTTGCTAAAATAACTCCGTGCTTTGAGAATGGGAAGGGCGCTGATTTATCAATTTTAGATACACCTATTGGCTTTGGAACTACAGAATTTATAAATATTCGTCCATCTGAAAAGATTCTTTCCGAGTATTTATATTTGATTACAATGACTCGTCCATTTCGATTGCTGGGTGAGGAAATTATGACAGGATCAGCTGGACAGAAGAGAATCTCTGTGGATTATATTAAAAATTTCTCATTGGGAATCCCTACTGTTGAAAGTCAGGAAATGATACTATCTAAGATTCATAATTTATTGAAAAAAGTCGATGATGCTATTCAGACGGAAGAACAGAACATTAAATTATTGGAAGAACTTAAAATTAGAATTATTTCAGATGCAGTAACAGGGCAGATTGATTTATCAGAGGAATATATTCCAGAAACGACTGCAGAAGAACTTGATGAAGATTTTATTGAGGATGATGAGGATGCAGATTCTAACGATGAGGAGGTGTAAAA